GGAGGTCTCCTGGAGTGAGCGGGTATTGGCCTACCCTACATGAGCCCATCGGCCATGCAAGTTGCAGCGCGCATCAAGACACTAACGCACGATGGCCCGCACATACGCCTGACAGGCGCGCAAGGCGATCACGGCGTTATCCGCGTCGTCGGTGATGGCGATAATTCGCTGAGCATGCGCCGGGTCAAGTCGGGCTCGCGGGGCTGCATGAACCACGCCGCCGGCGGCGGTGGCGGCAGGCATTGCGCAACCACTGGCGCTGTCGCTGGCGTCGAGAAGGACTGACAACCGCACATCAGCAGTGGCCAGGCGATCGCGCAGAGCGGCCTGATGACGTTGTGCATCGCTCAACTCCCGAGCATGTTGTTGGTCGATGGCGCTGAGTTGTTGCTCAAGCGCCAGCCGTTTGTCCTGCTGCACCTGTTGCTGGCGCAAAGCTACCTGGCTTTGCTGGCTGAGCGCCTGCGCCTGGGCCGCCGATTGCGCCTCAAGCTGCGCGCCATAACGCCAGGCTTGCACCTGCCACACGAGCGCGCTCAACAGGCACACGCCGATCAGGCGCCAGGCTGCTAGGAAACGCATAGCACCGCCTTCGCACGCGTCCACAAGCGCAAACGCTCCTCCAGGCCGTTGAGCCCGCCGTTGATACGCCGGGTGATGGTGGTGAACTGGTCGTTGTCCGCCAGTTCATTCAGGCCATTGCTGTGCCAGAACCAGGCGGCGGATTCGGCGGCCCATTGCGGCTGTTCCAACAGTTCCGGTTGCAGCAGCAGGCGCTCATCGCCAAACAGCGCTTGGCTGCAGATTAAATAGTTACGACGCCCGGTAACCTGAATCAGCCCCCGGCCCCGATACTTCTGGCCGTCGCCATCCGCGTCGGCGGTGTTACCCAGGCGAACGGCCAGGGGGCCGGTGTCGTATTTGCTCAGGTATTGATCGCTGCCCAGTTCGCGGACGTAGCGCAATTCGCCGGATTCATGGCCGATCTGGGCGAGGCAGGCGGCGAGGCGTTTCGGATTGTCGATCGCGTAGCGAGCGAATGCCACATTTAACGGGGATAGAAAAATGCCCGCGCTGAGGCGAGCGCCCGGCATGATGTAAAGAAGCTGGGGCAGTGTTATCAGCATGGTGCCTACTCCGTAAAAGGTACTACGCCGACAACCCGCCGGCCGTGACCGAACTGCGATAGCCCGTCACCGGGTCGCCGACATGCGTCACCTTGGTGATCGACCAGCGCCCCTGCATGTAGGAAGGCCAGGTGTCATCCAGCAGCAACAGCCCTTCGGCCGATAACAGCGGGTTCCCCGGACAATCGATCTGCAGCTTGAGGTCTTCACGACCCACGCGGCGCAATTCACCCTCAGCCACCGCCCGCGCCTCGGCTTCGTTCTGGCAGCGCTGGCGCAAGGTCTTGAAGGGCGCAACCCCGACCTGAACCACCCGCTGCTTGCCCCCGGCGGCATCCCACCAGGTGACGCGGCTGCCCTGGTATTTGGCGCGCGAGGTTTCGTCGAGCTTGGCGGTGATGAATGCTTGATCGCCGGGGCGATTGTCCTCGGTAACCGACAGTGTCACGTCCGGCAGTTGCTGGCCGGAGAGTGACTTGACCTGCCCGGCCTCGGCGAGCACGTACAGTTCGTTGATCGGTTTGGTGACGGCGCCATAACGTTTGGCAAGGCGGGTGATGAACGCCATGTCGCTTTCATTGGATTGGTCGATGTGGGCAATCGCAATGCCCTCCAGCGCCGGTGCCACCCGCGGCGAATAGCCGTGGCGGCTGACCAGCTGGCGAAACAGCGCGCCCAGGGTGATCGGTCCATAACTGGCGGATCGACGCTGGCGGTAACCACTGGCATCGCCCGCGCTGAAGGGCGCCGCGGTGGCGACGATCATCAAGCGCATGGGAAACAGCACCGGCGTGCGCTGGGTAATGACAAATTCGCCTTTTTCCACCAAGCCGGACTCTTGATAACCGACACGCAAACCGATCTTGCCACTCAGACTGGGCAGGCCCTCCAGGCCCTCGATGTTGAGCGTCAGTTCAAGGCGGTCGGACTCAAGGCCCGCCGCGTCGGTATGGCTCCAGTGCATCAGACGTTGATTGAGCAGCGCCGCGTTGGCGCCATAGAACTCCACAATGGGCGTAAATCCCTGAGCCATGTAGCCTCCTTCTTAATCCCACGCCGAAACGAGGCGCAACGCCGCCGGCCGCGAAGCCATTTCGGGTACGATCACCCACACGCCAGCCGGCAGCACCGGGCCGTATTCAGCAAGCGTGGGGTTCAAGCGCCAGAGGGTTTCTTCCGCGGCGTCATCGCAACGCCCCAGCTCGCGGTAGAGCAGCAGGTTGACCGAATCACCGGCAATACTTCGCACTCTACGCATTGATGAATTCCTCCAATTCAAGGCTCCAGGTCATGAGCATGGCGGTACCGTCATCGATCACGTTGCTTTGGGTTTCCATCACCGAATTGATCCGCCACAGGCCCCAGTTGCGGCCGATGCCATCCACCAGAGGCAGCGGCACGCGTTGATTTTGCAGGGCGCGCAACTCGTCCAGGCGTTGCATGCCCACGCCGTACATCGCCGTGCCGCTGAAGGTGAGTTTTTCCAGCTTCTGGCCGTTCTGCCGCGACTGCGGTTTGCTCGCGATAATCGCCAGGTCAGCCCAGCCGCCGTCGCTGTTACGGGTCAGCGAGGAATAGGCAAACCCACGGGCGAGCCCAAAAATAAAATCGCCCAGCACCATCTGTTGTCGCATCAATCACCTCCTGGATCGGCCAGTGCCGCATTGCGCCGAACCCCGAGGGTGTCGGAGAGCATCGGCAGGCATTGGAATTGCAGAGCCTGGATCACCTGATTGACCACCTGCTGGGCATCGGCGGGGTTGACGCCGGTGATCTGGATGCTGGGGGCCAGGGTGACTTGCACATTGTCCGTGCATGCGCTGTTGAGTTCCTTGCTGACGGCATTGGGTGCGGGCAGGCGGTCAGCGGGGCTGAACAGTTTGTCCCCAAGCCAAGCGCCCGCTTCACTGCCGAGCAAGCCGCCGATTGCGCCGCCTACAGCCGTGCCGATGCCAGGCAAAACCAGGGTGCCAATGGCCGCGCCGGCAGAGGCGCCGGCCCAGGCACCACCGGCCGTAGACAGGCCGGTGGTGACTGCTTTTGCGTCGCCATCGCGTATACCCTGGATCACATTGATGGCGGTGTCGGCATACTTCAACGGGCCGAGGCCACGGGGGACGGGCAACTCCCGCCACCGCGTCGACTTGGCGGTTTTTTTCGCGGAAGTCTTTTTCCCGCCAGAACGCTCATAGCCAGGCGGCAAGATGATGCTCGGGGTAACGGCGCCACGAAGAGACTCGCCGCTGCAGCAGCAGTCCTTGTCCTTGTCTTTGTCTTTGTCTTTGTCTTTGTCTTTGTCGTCTTTAAGCCACTTGCCGGCTTTGGGAAACTTTTGCGCCAGTGCATCGATGGCCTTGCCCGAGACCCTGCTCTTGGCCGTATCCCACAAACTCGAGCCCACATCCTTGGCAATGGTCTTCGCCGCATCGGCCCCGAACTGCAGGCTTTTGTCGACCCAGGAGTCGGCGGCCGACGGCGGCTCCTTGGCTTGACTGTTCTGCGCCTGCGAGACGGTCTCGACCGTCCTGAGCGCCAGTGAATCACTGGTAATGAATAATGTGCTGTTGAGCGTTTCCAACGTCTCGCGCAACCGCACTTGCTCAAGGGTCAAGGCGTTGATATCCAGGCTCACCGTGACCAGCGCCAGGCCGAGTTCCGACGATGGCTGCGGTTCGGCATCCAGGCTGGAAGGCCCGACAAAACTATCAGGAAGGGGGGTCAGCACACTGTTGAGTGTCGCCTCGTTGGACAGGGCCGCAAAGGTCATCCAGCGCTTGTCTTCTTCGGCGAGTCTGATCTCGTATTGAGTCTCTTGCATCCCGCTCTACTCCTGTTTGACGCCAAGGCGAGTGATCGCGATGTCGTAGCGGCGCAGTGCTTTTCCGGCGTCCCAGTCGAGGATTTCCGCTTCATTGACCGAGTAAATCAGCGGCACCACGTCGAGGATCACTTCGATGTCGCGCTCCGAAAGAAGTCCGCCGGTTTGTTTAAAAAATCATCGATGCGCTCCTGCAATTCCGTCCAGTCAGGCACGGTCAGGCCGGCCAGATCGGGGATCATCAGGCCAGTGCAGTGGGCGGTGATGAACTCGGCGCGCTCTTTGTTGGTGGCGAGTTTTTTCATCACTTTGGTCGCGCGCAGGGCGGGCATTTCCAGGGGCAGCTCGGTCCAGGTGCGGCCGGCCGCGTCGAGGGGCAACAGCAAGTGGACGGGCTGGTCGTGGGTCGCAGCTTCGGGCGCTTGCAGGAAGAATGACGCCGGGCGCGTCGACATCTCATGTACGTATTGGGCGATGCTCACGTAGTCCGGGCGCTTGAGTTGGTCGAGCTCTTTTTCCGACAGGCCGGTGGCGAGTTTCGCCAGTTCGAAGAACTGGTCGTCCTCGTCATCACCGGCCCGGGCCAGCGCGTCTTTTTGCGCAGCGTAGTACAGCGGTTTGAGTTGCACCTGCTCGATCGTCGCGCCGGTGTCGGCGGTGATCGGGGCCAGCAGGAGGTGCAGCGGTGGCATCCAGGCCATGGGGCAATTCCTTGGTCAAGTATGGGGGCGAGTGAGCCCGCCCCCGGGGGGTTACGGCATCAACACCGCGCGGCGGGCGTCGCCCAGAATGTCGACGCCGTTGAGGACGAACTTCTGGGTACGCACGTCGATGTCGATCACCGAAATGCCGTTTTCCAGGCGGTTATAGGTGCGGCAGGACAACTCCAACGTGGTGGTGGCCTTCTCGCCCATCTTCAGCTTTGCCTCCTCCAGGGATTTGAGCTTGCCGCCCACGGTGTGGTAGGTGAAGTAGGTCTTGCCGTCCTGGTCCTGGCCGGCTTCACGCACGTTCAGCAGAATGTCGTCCCCCATCCGCACGCCCAGGGCCAGCATGATTTCCGGGCCGGCGCCTTGCAGGATCAGCTTGGCGTTGAGCACTTTGCCGCTCTTGGCCATTTCCTCGGCAATGAAGCGCCCGCCGGACATGGACTCCATGTCGAACTCGATCTTCGGCGGGGTGAACTCTTCCACGGTCGCGGACAGCGGCAGGCCTTGGAGGGTGGCCGCAATGGCCTGTCTGACTCGGTTGGTAAACATTAGAGAACGTCCTCCAGGAACTGCTCGATGATTTCATCGCGGGCGTTGAGTTGATAAATCATGTGTTCATTGGGCGCATAGCGGCCGTAGTCGATGACGATGAACCAGGTGCCGTTCTTGTACTTCTCGACACTGTTCAACTCCGGGTGCAGGTACACACTGCCGCCGGGGATGGTTTCGTCGGCGACCAGGGTTTGCAGCCAATCGTTGATGCGCTTGACCTCCTGGTCCATGAAGGACTTGGTGAGGTTCTTGGCCATGGCCTTCTGGCCGGCCTTGACCAGCTTGCGGCTGATGGCGTCTTCCAGGCCGACGTAGCTGATGAACTTGCCGGTGATGGAGCGGTTACCCAGCAGCGAAAAACCGCCGAGGATGGTGCGGGCGTAGTAGCTCACGCCGTAGCGGTTGAGCAGGTCGCCTTCGGTGGACGTGTCGAGAATGTTGTACTCGACCACGCGGGAAACGTCCTCGGCGGAGGTCACCTGATTACCCGGGCTTTCCCACTGCTTGACCTTGGCCAGTGCAGCGATGGCCAGGGACGACGGCGAAAGAAACACATTCTTCTTCGCGGCCTTGGAGTACACCGACGGCATGTTGTGTACCAGCAGGCAGCGGTCGAAACCGAGATCGGCACCGCCCAGTTCGCCGCTGTAGGTCACCTGATCGGCAACAGAGGCGTCCTTGCCATCCAGCACCACACGGGCCTTGATGCGCTTGCCGAAGGCGGCGAACTCGCTCGCCACGGCCTTGGTGCCGGTGAAGCCTGGGGCGCCGATGATGGTCAGGTCTTCCGGCACACTGCTCAGGGCCGCCAGGCCAAGTTTGCGCCCGGTGACCGGTTCGTTACCGCCGATCACATGGTTGATCGTGTCAGCCGGGGTGGCGCCCTCCTCCACGATCACCACGTAGACCGGTACCTTGACCACTTTGAGGATCTGGTACACCGCCTGAAACAGCGTGCCCGCCTCACTGCCGGTAGGGTCCAGCAGCGCCTGGGTGGTGAAGCTGTTGATGCGGAACGGGGCGTTTTTCGGGATCGACGCGTGGGCATTCGGCGCGGTGCCGACCAGGCCGATGACGTTGTCGCCAAGGCCGCCCATGGCCTCGGGGGACTCAGTTGCGTTCACAGTGATGCCGTTGTGCTCGAAGTTCAAAACCTCAGCCATGATTATTCAGCCTTCTTGGGGGTGGTATTGAGGACGCTGGTCAGTTCCAAGCGGCCGGCGGTGCGCAGGGCGGATGCTTCGACGTCCAGCAGTTCCAGTTCCTGGCCGGCGGTGGACCAATGGCCGGCGCCGGTGGGGAATGGGATTAGGACGGTGTAGGTTTGGCGAGTGGGCATATGTAGGATTTCCATGCACAAAAAAGCCGCTCATGGCGGCGGGGGATTCAGGTCGGGAAAGAAAACGCCCCGACAGTGTGGGGCGTTTATTTGGTTTGTTCGGCAACCCAGAGCGGCGCTACTGGCCGACGCTCGTTATCCGGGAATTCCGGCGACTGTGGCCAGTTGCGTAGAGATTGCACGAACAGCAGCAATTCAGAAAACTGCTCATCCTTCAGCGTTGTTTCAACACCGATTTCAAGTTGATCACCATGACGCTCACGCAGCCATTTAACACTTTCAATTTCAGTGTCTCGCCACATGCGCTCTGCAGCTTGAAGATCGATCTCAACGACCGGGACATCAATCAAATAAGGCTGCCCCGCGTCATCGTGCGTCCGAACTTTGCCTCGCTCTGGATTTGCAATAACTCGTAGAAAAACCTCATCCGAAACTTCTACTGCATCATCCGGAATATTCTCGCCATGTATCGCAGGCAGATACGTGCAGCCTGTCGACCGACTATAGAAACGCATAAAACCTCCTTATCTGCCAAAAGCAAACCAGCGCGCAACGACGGTGGCCGTAGATGTAACTTGTTTATCGCACGTCAAGGACATGCCTTTTTTTGTGACTTGGTATACATAAGACCCGATGACTGAGCTCAAAATGTCGCTCTCAACAGTCCAGTCGGCGTAGAGCACAGAATTTGGGAACTCAATGGGAAATGAGATGGGCAGCAAGCTATCGCCAGATGTCTGATATTCAACGGCCCCCCATTGAATAACCATCCCGCCCAGCCAACTGGGCAAAACGAAATAGCCAATTGGGGTAAAACTTGCGGCAAAACCCAGACGCAGCTTTTTCGGTGTAACCACTACCAGATCATTTGCGCTATCGAGCATTTGCGCGGCGGTGGCGACCTTTGCCGTGCCTTGATTGATCTCGGTTGCCTGAGCAGCCATTGCCGCCAGAGCCGCAATATCAATGTTCCCCTGATTGATCGTCGCGCTCCAGGCTTTGACACACCAAATCACCGCCAAATTTCGTGGCCTTGAAGTGCCTACCATCCAAGTAGCGTCGCCCGGAACTACAGGGGGTGTATCCGCCGTCAATACGACCTTCACACCGGGCCAAGCACCTATCGTAGAGGAATCCAACCCGTAATCAGCGGCACCTTGCGACGCTGTGGGCGCATGCGAAGTAACCCCTTGCCCGCTGGAGGGAAGATCAGCGACCACTAACGATCCCCGCTGATTACTTCCTAGCGAACGTGAGGGGTCAACTCCTCGACCGTGATCCCATCCTCGGAGAAACTCGCCACGCGACTCCGGCAGCCGAAAATTCCCAGCCCCTTCATCTCCCTTGTTGAAAGCCCCTGCAAGGAGTTTTGCCAAATCAGGGTAAGCTGCAGCACTCTTAACACTACCGTCAAGCTCCAGAAAGCCCGGCGGGATCTTGTCGACAGGGAAAGCCAGCATGGATCCCACAGGCAACGTCGAAGCCTTGGCAATCATTGCCTCAACGTCAGCCTTGGAATACGTCCCTTTGGCCAGCTGTTCACTGAGGTAATCCATCACCCAAGCCCGAGTAGCCTTTACCACCGAGTCATCAATCAACAACGTCACAATCGAGGCATTACTCGTTTCGAAAATCGAGCGAATATAAAATTCTTTCCCAGACCCCGACGTCGCCAACACCGGCTTGTATGACTCCGGATATTTAACGATCGCATACAAGATCCCGGTATCCGTCCACAGCCCGGCCTCTCGCACATACCACCCGCCAACATCCGAAGGGATGGTGACTTCGGCCATCAGCCAGTTGGAGTTTTTTTCATCTTGAAACAAGGCGTTCAAAGGCCCACGCCAGACTTCGCGTTTCAGCGCCTTGGCGCTGGCATCAGGGCTATATACCGCGCCGTTGCCGTCGCCGACGGATATCTGCGCTAGCTTGATCGGTGCGCCGGCGGCCTTGCAGGCGGTTTCGTAGGCGATTCCCGCGTTGGTGAGCAGGGTGTAATAGTCAGCCATTTAGTGCTCCTGTGGGTAAAGGGTGGTGGTTTCGACGGTGTAGAGACCGGCCGCCCTAAAGGTGCGCCCTGAGACCTCGATCCCTGCCAACACGTTGGGGTAAATCGTGGTGAGTTCGCCGCATAGCGTGGCGGCGCCGATGCTGTGGCGGCCGGAGGCGCTCAAACCCAATGAGATCGACAAGATGTCGCGCTCGCTTTTGGCATCGGCCAGGCGGAGGTCGAGTCGAGCGTCGATGGTTTCGCTATAGGGCAATTCGGTCCAGGCCCTGACGGCGAAGCTGTAGGGCGCGCCCAGTGGATTCAGTTCGTACCAGGCCCACACTTCGGGGCTGAGTTGCAGGCCCTTGGTGGCGTTTTCCAGAGCCTGCCGGGTGCCGGCGTGGCGGGCCGTGGGCCACGCGAGTTTGATGGTCAGGCGCTTCTCGGCCTCCGGAGCGGTTGTGCTCCATTCGTTCACCGCGCGGTCCGCCGCTAGGTAGGGCAAGAACGCCGCTGGCGTGCGATCCGGGTCCATCAGTTGGGGAAACGGCGGCATGATCCGCTCGAGCAACCTGCCAAACCCCAGGTCCAACGCTTTTTCCAGCGGTGAGCTATTGGCGGGCAACAGACTCGATTTGGGCTCACTCATAGCGTGCGTACCTCCACCTCGACACCCGTGCAATACGGCGCCTGGAACGCCGAGCAGACAATCGGTGCCAGCGGTTCGAGGATTTGCAGCTGCGCCGCTCCGGCGCTGTGGATGGCGTAGTCGATCCAGCTCGGGTCGACGCGCCCTTCCAGGCGGTGACAGGATTCGGCGTAGGTTTGCAGCAAGCGTTGCGCGGCCACTTGGGTCAGGCCCGAGTCCGGGCCGGCGTTGATCTTGGCCACCACGCGAATCTTGTAGCGTTGGATCTGCGCACTTTGGACAGTGACGAGATCAGTTTCCGGCCGTACATCGGGGCGTGCGAAATGTCTGCGCACGCCGTCAAGCAAATCGGCGGAAGCGCTTCCATCGCCGTCCCTGGACAGCACCGTCACCATCACCTCACCGGGGGCGGTGCGTCGGCCGCTGCCATCCTTGACCTGAGCTGCGTAGCCATCCGGGTCGAAGGTATAGGTGACCGTGACCACACCCGGTGTCGCGCTTTCTACGTTAACCGCAGGTCGTTCGCCGAGGGTGAACACCTCGCGGCGATACTGCATGCGAGAACCCGCCGCCGGCGCGTGGGGCGCCAAGTAATAGCGCAAGCGTGCGTCGTCGTCGCTTTCCAATGTCGGCGGCACCGGCGGGAAGGCCGCCGGGTCGCCGGGGTCCAGCACCTGGCGCTCCAGGCCCATATCGGCCAGGCGTGCGTCGAGGTTACTGCCGGTGGCCCACCACGCCAGCATCTGCTTGATGCGTGCGTTGTACTGGCGTTCGTGGGTTTGCAGACGCACGCAAAACGCTTCCAGGGCCAGACTCAGCAGTTCGCTTTCGTTATCGAGGCTGACCTTGAGTTTGGCGGCACTTTGTGGCGCTCGGGCGGCGACGTAGTCGATGACGAACGCCTTGAATTGCGCCAGCAACGGCTCGAACGCGTCGACGGCAATGATGGCCGGCTCCGCCAGTTGGTTCTGGCCAGGGATCAGCATGCTCATGTCACGACCTCGAAGGATTGTTGGCGGTTTTTCCACGTGCCGGCAAACCGCAGCAACAGACCGGCGCCCTGGCGACTGGCGACGATGACCTGGGGTTGAAAGTCGGCGATGCCGTTCTCGACGTTGTAGAACGCTTTGGCGGCGTGGCTTTGGGCGAGGATCAAGAGGTCGTCGCCGAGGTTCTGCCCGAGCAGTTGGGGGATCAGCGAGCCGTACAACGGGCGCTTCTGGCGAGTGCCCACGGGGGTGGTCAGCGCTCGGGTGGCACGCTGTACGAATTGCAGCCAGTCATCGACCGCTGCCCCGGTATTCCTATCGATTCCGATCATGGCAAATCCTTATGCGGTGCTGATCACGCGGCCTTGGTGATCCACCAGCGGGCCGCTCAAATGCACGCCGCCGGCATCCAGCAGCACACCGACGGCGCCGAGTTGCAAGGTGATGTGCTTGGCGCTCATCTGCAGCGTGGCAGCGCCGACCTTCGCCTCGACCTGTTCGCGGGAACCGCTGAACACGGTGGGCCCGTTGGTCCAGTTGAATGTGTGGCTGGCGTCGTCATAGTCACTTTGCGTCCCGTCCTGGTGGCGGCGCCGGGTCAACGATGCAACGCTGGAGACCGGCGGAAACAGGCTACTGTTGAGGCCGAAAAGCGCTACCGACTGCGCAGCGCCTTCCCCACCGCCATAGTTGAGCAACAAGCATTGCTCGCCCACTGACGGGATGCGCGTTTCGGTCTGCGCCCCCGCGCTGGGGTTGAAAAAACCAATTGCCGGGGTAAGCAAATCGCCGTGGCTGACGATGCAGGTATTGCTGGCGGCGTCGACCTGCTGGCATATGCCGATCCGACAAAAGCTTTCAGCGCGTCGGTACAGGTCTTCGAGCTGGGCCTCCATTTCCGCCAGGCGCTCGACGATCGGTCCCAGTTGCATGCGTAACAAAGCATCGAACATGGACTACTCCTGCAAAGGTCGGTATTGGTCAGGATCGTCGATATTCGAGACTTCCCACCTGCAGGCAAACAGCGGTTTTCCGGTGGGATCTTCGAGTATCGGCGGGCCGAGGTAGATGTTTTGGGTGAAGGACACTGTCCAACTGTCGTAGTCGGTTTCGGCACTGCCCTGTAGGCTCGGCGCCGCGACGATGGCGCTTGGCAGGTCACACTGGTCCGACGGCAGGCCCCAGCGATTATCGAGGGCCAAATCCATCAATTGACTGGCCAGGTCGCAGGCGTCGTAAGGCGCCGAACCACTGACAACCCTGGCCATGAGTGACACCGACAGTGCATGGGCCTTACGTCCTTCAAGGGATCGAACGCCGGGGCCGTTGCGTTCCACGGTAATCAGCACGCCGGTTTTATCCCCGGTGCCCTGGAAGTCCTGGTGGTTGCCCACACGCAATTGTGGGAAGGCGCCCTTGAGCGCTTCGCCAATTGCGATGGGCAGTTGGGAAGGTTTTTCGATAGATGTCAT